ACCCAATTCAATTATAGTTATATGCGATTGTTGGAGTTGTTTCTTTTTGTTTGATAGTAACCAGTCAGACAATTTTCTAAAAACACCTGTATATAAATCTAAAAATTTTTATATAAACCCCTCTGAGTTATATAAATTATTACAGGAGAGAGAGAGAGAGAGAATAACTTTGTAAATAATATTTATATACAAACACCATTAATTATTTAAAGTTAGCTGTATATAATTATATACAATGAGAGTTATTAAAACAATTTCAATAAGCCCTGAGTTAGTAACAAAAGCAAAAGAATATAATATCTCGTGGACAGAAGCATCAAGAGTAGGTATGTCAATGTTGTTAGCAGATAAAGGAGTGCAACCATACGATAACAGCCTAAACCTAAAAAGAAAAATAGATGCTTTAATAGATGAAGTGCAAAAACTCCACGCAGAAAAAAAGAAAAATGAAGTTCAAAAATAAAGAACAAGCTATTCTTTTTTACCAAATTAAATTAATGCCACTAGGAATTCAGTTTGGCAAGGAAGACCTAGAAGCGATATACTCACAAGATGAAATTAGACAAGTGGCAAAAGGAAGTTCTGGCAACAAAAGGGAATAAGTGCATTTGTAGTGGCAGACAAAGTGGTAAATCCACTATTATCTCAATGGATGCTGGTGAATACGCCATGACCCACTCAAATAAAACTATAATGATAATTGCCTCTGTAGAAAGACAAGCACTACTACTTTTCGAGAAAGTTCTAAGCTATATTTACGACAAAAATAAGGGATATATCAAAACAGGTAAGGATAAACCCACAAAACACAAATTAAACCTTAAGAATGGCTCTGTCATCCACTGTCTGCCAACTGGTGACAGTGGTTATGGTATTCGTGGTTATACAATAGACCGCCTTTATGCTGATGAAGCAGCATTTATTCACGAGGAAGTTTGGGCTGCGGTAACTCCCATGCTGGTAACTACAGGAGGAGAGATTATTCTACTATCAACACCCATGGGAACTAATAACTACTTCTATAGATGCTTCCATGACAAAAAATTTCACACTATCCATGTAAATACAGAAGAAGTAGCTCAAGGCAGAGAAGAACCCCAAAAAACCAATTTAATAGAATTTCTAAAAGATGAAAAGGAGCGAATGACTCCTTTGCAATATCAACAAGAATATCTCGGGTTATTTGTAGGAGGTATCCAGAGATATTTCACAGATGATGTAATAGACAAAATTTGCACACAAGCAGTAAATTACTACAAGCCCCAACAAGATAAATTTCTTGGGGTAGATGTAGCAAGACACGGAAAAGATGAAACCATCTTAGTATCCTTAGATAGAAGAGATAAAAAATATTTAGAAATGTTTGATATAGAATTTTCTGTAGACACCACACTAACCGAAACCGCAAGACTAATTATTAAAAAAAATATTTATAATAATTATAAAAAAATCTACATAGACACAACGGGGATGGGCTGGGGAGTCTATGACCCACTAAAAGAAAACTCAAAAACTAAAAGAAAAGTTGTGGCTATTGAAAACGCAAAGAAGAGTTTAGACCGTGAAAAAGGTAAGCCCAAAGACACTACGAAGCGAACAATGAAAGAAGACCTTTACTCAAATTTAAGGGGTTTAATGCAAGAAAATAAAATAAAATTATTCGACACCCCAGAGATTAGACAAAGCCTAAGAAGTATCTTATACGATTATAGCGACAATGGGAACTTAAGAATTTACGGAAATTATTCACATATTGTAGAAGCTATAATTAGGGCGGCTTGGTGCATGAAAGACAAAACTTTAAATATTTACATATCTTAATACAAACATGGAATTTATGCAAGGCTTCATAACAGCAATGACCCTTTACAACTTTGTAATGATTTTGTGGTTATGGAAAAAAGTAAAATAAAATGGCTCACACGGGAATATATGCAACCTCAGCAGAATGCATCTTCAAAATGGGAAAAGGCTACGATTCTCTAAATGTAACAGAAGATAGAATCAATGAACTCTGCAAACAATGCGAGAGCTACATAAATGACTTATGTAGAAAGGTTTTCGCAGTAGATGCAACAGCTTTTACAGCATTAACAGCAGGAGAAAAATATCTCCTCACAGAAATAGTTTCAAACTTCTGTGGATTTTATGGGGCAATGTATAACTCACTCGGCTACGCTTCACAGAGAGAACAAGAAAATATAATGAATACTTGCTGGGCAAGATTTGTTCACTGTATAGGCTTAATTAAAAATCAGGAAACAGTAACTTTCATAAAATCTTAAAATGGCAGACACATTAATCTCAGGAACTACAATAATTGAAGACACAAGAAAAGGAAAAGGAGAAATTTGGAGCTGCACAGGCAACGGATTTATATCAGTAGATAGCACTTCAGTATATAGTTTAGCAGGGGACGCAGGAGGTGCATTAAAAGCAGGAAGTGATAACGATTATTATGTAAAAGATATTCATTTACCCAATGGTGTAACAATAACAACAGCGGTAGTTTATGGAAGTGGGGCAACATGGGCTTTAAAAAGAGCAATAATAAATAGCCAAAACGACGTAGACTCAGCAGTTTTAGCAGGAGCAAATCTAGGGACAGAAGACGAAACAGTCCTCTCGGGGATTGTAGATAATGAGCATTATAAATATTACTTCTTTGTAGCAAACAATGACGATACTTTTGACACTAATGATGAAATAAACGGGGCAAGGATAAAATACGCTTATTAAAATGGCACATGACTTTAAACGATTTCCTGAACTGACAAACTCACAAATGGGGTTTTATTACTTAGATAGCCCTCACCAACAAATAATGGAAGATTTCTGGGGTAAGGTTGTTAAAGTAACAGACGGGGATACAATAAGAATTAAAACAAACTTTAGAGATTTTCATTTCCCTATAAGATTTTCAAACATTCTAGCAGCAGAGTTAAACGAAAAAGGCGGGAAAGAAAGTCAATCATGGCTAGAAAATCAAATACTAAACCAAGAAGTAGAAATAATCATAGACCAAAAAAATAGAGTAGGTAAATGGGGAAGACTATTGGGAAAAGTAAGATATAAGGGTTTAGACATGGGAGAACTAAGTATTCAAAATGATAAATCAACAAATCTAACTGAAGAAAAATATATCTCTCAGCAAGTAATCATGGAGCTAATTCTATAATGGGAGATAAAAAAACAGACAGCACAACAGCAAGCGACCTAACCACAGCTATGACAGACTACTCAGTAGATAAAATTTCAACAGATGCAGCAGCAGACCAAAAAGAAAGTAAATGGCAAAATGATAATTGGGAACAACAATTAGGTTATTATAAAAAAATACCTGAATTAAGAGCTGCTATAGATGCCAAAGCTACATGGACAGTTGGAAAAGGTTTTGAAGCAGATGATGAAACAACAATGCTTCTAAGCACAATAAAAGGACTAGGGAAAGAATCATTTAATACAATTATAGAAAATATGATTAGAACAATGCAAATAAGCGGAGATGCTTTCGCTGAAATAATTAGAGATGAAGAAGATAATCTAACTAACTTAAAACCACTTGACCCAAAAAATATGATTATAGTAGCTAACAGACAAGGAAAAATAATTCGCTACGAGCAATCAACAAGAAGTAATAATATAAATAAAAAATACAACCCCGAAAGAATTTTTCACTTAATAAGAAATAGAGTGGCTGATGAAATTCACGGAGTAAGTCTTATCGACGCTGTTGAAGATATTATCTTAATGAGAAATGAAGCAATGGCTGACATGAAAGAAGTATTCCATAGATTTGTAAAACCTAAATATATCTTTCACTTAGATACAGATGACCCAACAGAAATAGCAGCATTCAAAGCTAAGAATGATGCTGCAACTGGAGCAGGAGAAAATATCTACGTGCCTAAAGATGTAGTAATCCCCGAACAAATGGCAGTAGCCCCCAACTCAACCTTAAACCCACTCCCGTGGATTACTCAACTTAACAATTATTTCTTTCAAGCAGCAGGAGTCCCACAAATAATAGTAGGCGGTAGCCAAGAGTTTACAGAGGCAACAGCTAAAATAGCTTATCTTGCTTTCCAACAAACAATAGAGGAAGACCAACTTTACATAGAAGAAGAAATTTTAAATCAATTAAATATATCAATAGACTTAGAGTTTCCGGCAAGTTTAGAAAATGAATTGCTAAGCGACCAAAAGAAAGATGGTGCTGAGAATATTCAACCTAACGAAACCACAGCCGGAAGTGGACAATAATGAAAAAAACAAAAGAAAAACCTACAGCAGTAATTATCTCCGCAATAGCTGGGCTTGTTGTATTGGAGTGTTTTGCTATAAGTAATGGTATCAATGGAACATTACTAAAAATAGTAATCGCTTTAGTAGCTGGGCTGGGCGGTTATATAATACCGAGTCCAATACAAAAATAAAATGCCACCTTATACAGCACCAACAATTCATCTTGCAAGAGGAAAACCACCTAGACGTGACCCGCCTAAAGAGCCGCCTAAACCAATTCCTATAAAAAGAGATAGGGATAAAGACAAAGATAGAGATGAAAGAAAAGAAAAATATACTCCTAAAGTAATTACAGCCCCAACAATTCATTTAAATCAAGAAGCTAAAGATAAACCCGAAAAAACAGGTATAGCAGCTTATAGAGAAAAAAGCGGTATCTTACCCGGGGTAGTTAATGTATTAACTTCATTAAAAACTACTGCGGTTTTAGGAACTATCTTAGGAGGTATGCTGGGGTATGGTGCTTTATCTGCAAGGTTAGGAGTAAGTACTTTAAGTGGTGGAGGAATAGCAACAATTACAAGAACAGCAACCAAAGGTTTTGGTGGAGCTTCAAGAACTCTAACAAATCAAAGAGCTTTCACAGGAAAAGCAGCCAAAACAGGAATAGACAAAATATTTCATACAACCAGAGATATAGCCACACGATACTCCACAAACTCAAAATCTCTAGCATTAACTAAAAGCTCATTATTAAGAACTGGATTAAGAGCTGGGGCAGTCGCTTTTATAGTTGGAGCATTTGGAACGTATCCTTTTGCAGCATGGGCTAAACAAGAAGTATTAAGCGGACTTAAAATTAATTCAAGAGATGCAAGATTGGGAGGAGATTTTGAAACTGCTGAAGCAATGCTACAATTTAGAGAAGAAATCGCTAACTCTTCATGGTGGCAAAATATCCCTTATGTAAATGTCATTAGTAGATTTGAAGAATTCTTCAAAGCAGATAAAATGGCAATAGAATCAGAAAGGAAATTACTCGAAAATATTAGAGAGGGAACAGAATTTGAAGGAGAAACACTAGAAAGGAAAAAATGGGAAGATATAAACACAAAAAATAAAGAAGAAGACTTAGCAGAAATGAAATGGAAAGCAGAATATTACGAATTAATTAGACAAGGAAAATATGCAGAAGCCGAAGCATTATTAAATTCGGTGTAAGGAGGTAAACTACAATGGATGAAGAAGAAGAAAAACCACAAGAACCCACAGCAGAGGATTCTCGAGAAGGGGATAAGCCCACAAGCACTCCTATTATTAACCAAGCTAACGAAGCAGCTGAAAGGCTGGAAAAAGCAACAATAAGAATGGATGAGTCACTAACAAGACAAGAGCAAATAATTGCTTCTAATAAACTCGGAGGAACTACAGAAGCTGGACTAATGCAAGAAACCCCAAAAGTTCTTTCAGATACTGAATACGCAGAAGCTTTACAAAGAGGCGAAGTCAATCCTTTAAAAGAAGATGGAATCTTTAAGTAAGGAAGAAATAGAAAAAGAGATTATTTCTATTGGTGAGAGTATAGATGCACATAAAGCTCAAATAAAGCTACATGAATACGCTATTAGGGTAGACAGCTATATTTTAGAAAAGTTTAAATAGTTATTTAAATTACTTTAGGAATGGCAAACGAAGCAACAATTATAACATTGTTAGGCAATCAAGGCGACCCAGTAGAATATACTGTGGCGGCAGGGACAGCTATTCCTAAAGGTTCTTTAATGGAGTTTAGTTCAAGTCCTCAAACTGTTGTTATTTCTACAGCTGATGGAAAATTCTTCGCAGGAATTGCAGCAACAGAAAAGACCGCAACTGATGGAAAAACAAAAATGAGCTGTATAACTCATTGTATAGCTGAATGTAAAAACTCAGCAAGTGGAACACTGGGATTACCTCAAAAAATAAGCGGAGTAAATACTATTGCTAACGCAGATTCTGACACTGTCGCAACCGCAACGGAAGTCGTAGGTATTGGATTAGAAACAGCGACCACAGGAACTCAAGCAGTATTAATTAATTTATAATGGCAGATGAAGCAACAATAGTAGACCTTTTAGGAAATAGGGGCGACCCTATAGATGTAATTGTAGCGACAGGGACAGCTATACCTAAAGGAACTTTAATGATTCTTGATTCAAGCCCTCAAACTTGTGTAGCATCAAGTGGAGCAAGTGAAATATTCATGGGTATTGCAGCTAATGAAAAAACAACCACAGACGGAATCACCCACATATCACTTATAACTCATTGTGTAGCTGAACTAACTTGCGGAGCTGCAGAATCAATGGTATTAGGAGCACCAGTTATGACTGGAGCGGCAGCAAATGAAGTGGATGTTGCAACAGCAAGCACAGTGGAAGGAAGGGCACAGATAGTAGGAATAGCTTTAGAAACCGTAGCAGGTAATGGAACAGGCTCAGTTTTAGTCAATGTAGGAAAAAGAGTATAGACAGAAAGATTTAAATATAATATGAAACAATAATAGATAATGGCAGACACAATAGGTGAAATAGACATACAAGGAAAGAATTTTGAGAGAGCTGTAAAAGGATTCGCTAACAAATTATATAAGTTAGACCAAATACTTCTTAAAGAAAGTTCAAGTAATGCACAAGAAAATTATTATAGAGAAACTTCAACGCCGTTATCAGCTGAGGGAAATAGAAATGTTAATGATGTTGCACGAGGAGCATTGCCACCAGAGTTACACCCAGAATGGACTTTAGTAACTACATACCATCGAAAGTTTATGGGACAAGCATTAATATTCTTTGAAGATACTTTAACAAATGCAATAAGCACACAAGCAAGAGCAGCTTTTAGAGTGGCTGAAGCAATAGTAAACGCTAAAGACTTATACATCTATACTGAATTAACAGCGGCTAGTTCAACAAGTGGAGTAGTAGCAGCTTCTGATACATGGAATAGTTTAACAATAGCAAACCGTGACCCAATGGGTGACCTATTAATTGGTGAGGCAGCAATGATGGCTAACAATTATGATGTATTACAGAATGGTTATTTATTAATGACCCCTAAAGACTACGGTAGTTTACTAAGAAACTCAAAGGTTATCAATAATCCAAGTTTCAAGACAGCAGATGTAGTAAGCAATGGAAAGGTTGGACAAATTGCCGGATTAAACATTATAGTATCTACAAATGTAACTGCCGCAGAAGTTATGATAGTAATGGGACAAAGAGCAGCTACATGGAAAGGAGTTATAGGATTAACTACAGCAGTGATAGTAGACCAAGGGGTAAGCACTAAAGTTAGAGCTTATGAAATGGGACACATACAAATTACAGACCCAATGGCTCTTTACACAATAACATCAACAGCGATATAAAATGGAAAATCAATATATATTACGAGGCAAGAAATGGGCTGAGGTAAGAGCTAAAGCTATCTTTGAAAATGATTCTAAAACTACTGACTGGCTTTTAACACAACCAGCAATAGTAAGCGATATTAAAGTATATGAAGATTTCTTATTAAAATTAGAAGAAGCCAAAACTGCTGGGTTTAATTCTGTTGAAGAACACGAAGAAGAAAAAGCTAAGAAAGCAGAAGAAGCAAGAATTAAAGCTGAAAAGAAAGCAGAAGAAGATAAAAAGAAAAGGGATAAATAATGGCTGGTGAAATTATAAGACCAAAAGTTTTAATTCTTCCTAAATATACTACTACCGAAAGAGATTTATTAAAAGCAGAGTTGGGAACTATTATTTATAATATTACAACTAAGAAAATAAATTTTGCTGATGTGGATAGAACTGTTGGGGCTGCATCATGGGCAGCAGTAACCTCAGTATGATAGAAGATTCAGAAGCTCTTGAACCTAAATTTTTAATTATTCCTAAAATGACTGTTGGTATAGATACCTTAGAAAATGAAATAGGACATTTTGCTTATGATATTGCTGACAATAAATTAAAAGTTGTAACGGTAAAATCCACTACGGGCATTGTTGTTACAAGCACTTAAAATGGGAAGACCCCGTAATATTTCTAATATATACAACCCCCCCAAATCTAATACTAATTTCTCAGAGGGTGCAAAGTCTAAAGGTATCCTTGATGACTCACCAGTCAGAACAGATATAGCAACCAAAGAGGGAACAATAGAACACACACCCACAGAAGACAATCACATAGTTAATAAAAAATATGTTGATGATTCAATCTTCTCACCTTCTGGAGCAACTGGAAGTTTTCTTTCAGATGGTGGTGCTGAAACAATAACCGTAGTCAATGGAATCATAACACTTATAACTTCTGCAAACTTCTTTATCTTACTAGAAATTGGAGATTTCATTTTACTAGAAACAGGAGATAAAATAATAAATGGCTAATTCAAAAATAACAGATTTGGCAGATGCTGGGGGAGCAACAGCATTAGACTATCTTTACATAGTAGATGGAGCTACAAGTAAACATGTTCAGTTTGATGATTTTGAAGCATCTCTTACTCATGATAACCTCATTGCTGGAACAATAGCAGACCATGATACGAGTGCAACTGGGACTGAATTGGATACTTTAACTGATGGTTCAGATGCTGACGCTTTACATGCTCACGCTACAAATGATGCTAAGAACACAAATGTTTCTACTAATTTATCTATGGGGACGGTAGATGGGACACAATATAATATTAATAGTTCTGATGGAACAAATGTTTCACTAACTTTAGCAGATACAGATAATTGGGGAATCATTAGTGATGAAATGTTTGACCAATTAGCTGTAGCAGTAGCTCATTACGGGGATAACACCCAAGCACACTCAGATTATCTACTAAATTCCGCAGCAGATGTAGGGGTAGGTTTAACTTTAACAGGGGATAATTCTTCAGCAGATACAGCTTACGTCCCCATGATTCTTTATAATACAGATGCAACACCACCCGTAGCATCGGGCTATCCAATCGGAACTCTGTATTTTCAATACACAGCATAAAGGAGGTTAATAACATGACATTTACAAAAGAAGAAGAAAATATTTTAAAATTAATTGCAAGAGATTTGAAAGGTAAAGTAAAACTTGCTAAAGCTAACAACATAATGGGAGATGAAATTAGAGCAGCATTTTCTACAATAGATGCGGCAAAAAGATTACTTCACAAGGACACTATAACACCTTTACAAGCTGAAGTAGTTTCAACTAAGACAGCAATAGAGGAGCTGATTGAATAATGGCTTTAGCATTAGGAACAAACTGTGGTTTTTGTAGTTCTACACCTTCAACAGACCCAAGTGGTTCACTTACTGAATTTACAAGAAAAGCAAAGGCAATAAAAGACACAAGTCCAGTAGGAGCTACAACCGTTACAGAGATTGGGTGGTATGTTGATAATGCAACAGCCGAACTAAACTATGAAGTTGCTATTTATTCAGATGATGCAACAGATGAGCCAAATACTATTCTTTCAGGTTCAGATAAAACAAACGCAAAGGGAACAACTGCTGGTTGGAAAACGGTAACAGGGTTAAACATTACAATTTCTGAATCTACAGCTTACTGGATAGCTATTCAATTAGACGCAGGAACTACA